CCTTGTGAGGATGTCTTTTTCTCCGTTGACTTCGTAGGCCACAAATTTTTCCCCGCTGGCTTTTTTGATCAGCTTCGGATCAACGTCGCACGGTGCCACCCATTGAATTGCGCGCGGGGTCCATGCGCCATCGCGGAAAACCCTTGCGTATCCATTTCCGCCGAGCCCTTTGCCCGTCTCCATCAGGTGACGAAGTTCGAAGCTTGTGTGAAGCTCGGATGGTTCGCGCCCGATCAGATAGAGCGCGTGGTGATTTGTGATTTCCTTCGGTCCCTTCGGCGTGTCTTGGTAGAGGTAGATCGGCAGCTTTGCCACCATGTTTGCCATGATGGTGACGCACGCGGTCACGGCTGACATACCCAGCGCCGTGCGCTCGTTCACGGCCGCGCCAGATGACGCTGGCATGCCGAGAACTTCAATCAGTCGACCGCTGCGGGCGTCGCCGAGTTCCTGATACGAGCTCCGCTTCTCGGGCAATGCGCGACCGACGGGATCCAATCGGACCACCTCGGATTCAACCGGTTGCGCGGAGGCGGATGCGCGGCCCTGCAAATAGCCGCGCATCCTGACACCGAACTCCCGTGTATGTCTCACGACATTCACTTGCGGAGGTTTTACCGCAACCAAGTTGCAAATGCAATCAGATTGTCAAAATTATTTTGGCTTTCTTAACCACCACGACGGATGCGGCTTGTCGGGGATGAGGTTCAGATCGAGTCCGTGCTCGGCAACGAACGCGTTGACGGCGTCGATCGTCGGCTGGTATTCGGCGCAGTAGTCGTGACCGGCGAAGATTCCGCCGGGTTTGAGCTTCTGCCACCACTCGCGCAGCGTCTGGCCGCCGAGTTGGCCGGTGTGTGCGTATCCGTCGATGTAGATCAGGTCGGCAGCCTCCTGCGGGAAGTAGGGGGCGGCGTCGGTGAAGGTGGCGCGCATGACCTGGCCGCCCATCATCTCGATGAGCGCGCGGGCCGCTGCGTATTCCTCGCCGTCGTGGTGATCGCTCCACCGGTCCACGCCGATGTAGTGCGCGGCGGGGTTGGCTTGCATCAACTCCACGGCGAACCGGCCCCGTGCGACGCCGAGTTCGATCATGGTGCCGCCAGGTGGCACAAGTTGCGCCAGATCCGAGCGGGTTTTTGGTGTCATAGTGTAAGATTTTTTGAATATTAAATCGTAATTATTGCGGAAATTTTGCCCATTATAGGGGCGTGGCCAGTCCTCCTTGGTGCTCATCGGGTTAGTCCCTGCTTGGGTCATATTCTCCGCTTCTTTGTTTATCTCTATATCCGCACAAAACGGACTCCATCATACCGATTCTAGAATCTATAGAATCCAGTATGTGCCTCATTTTTAAGCATCTTTCCCTCCAAAAAATCATCTCTAATTCGATATGCTTTACAGCATCTCTCCTTACTCCGTTTTTGCCTCCAAAAGCTGGAAGCGCGTCTGTGTATGGTGTTTCGCTCATTTGTTTTTCTTTTGTTTTTTTGGTCTTCCGCCTTTCTTCCCGTTCTCGCGACAAGCTGCGGCTTTCTTTTCTGACTTCACGCGGCCCATTGCGGCTGCGGCTTTTTGGATTGCGGTTTTCTTTGGTAATCCAGTCGGCTTGATTTCTTCATATTTTCCTCGATCCATAGTGGCTGTAGGTTGGTGTAGTGGCAAAGCCGATGCAAGTGATCTTGGTCGGTTGCCGATGCGATTGGTATGATGTGGTCAATATGCCACAAGCTCCGATTTTCCCATGTCATCCCCTCGACAAACTGACTTTCAATATGATCGCGAACGGTGGGCCAGTCTGCTCCTAAAAGCTCTGCCGTTCTTGATGTTTTACGAAACCCAAACGCGCGAAAGGCGTAATAAGTGCGGTTCCGGCAGCGGCATTCCAAGGCATACAGATCGGCTTTTCTGATCTTTTCCCTGCGGGCCGCGTTCCTTCTTTGCTTGGTTTCTGCTTTTTGATTTCGCTTATGATCCGCCTCGGCAATCTTTTTTCTATTGGCATCCGCCCATCGCCTAGTTGCTTGTCTGGATTTTTCAGGATTGGCGGATCGATACTTGCGAGCCTGTTCTACGTGCTTTTCTGGATTCTTTGACCGCCTCTCCCTCATGTATTCGTTGTGTTTTGACTTGATCTCAGCAATCTGATCTTCGCTCATAGACTCTCGCTCTTTTTTGCGCCTTGCCTGAGCTTTTGCGTTTTGCCGCCGATCTAATTCCTTTGCTTTCTCTGGGTTAAGTTTGCGCCACTCCGCCGTTTTCTTCGCAAGAACGCGCCTGCGCTCTAGAATTTCCTCTTGCGTGCGGATTATTTTGCGTCTGCCCATGCGCAAACAATAACCAAACGATAGGTTTTGTCAATGCCTGTTTTCTACCACGCAAACAAAGGTCCGGTCGGTGTGTCTGGCCTTACGATCGCCCGGCCCATGGCCATGATCGCGGCGACTACGGGGTCTATCTTGTTGTCCGGTGATTCTTTGCGCGGAAAGACATTCCCGTTGGCGTCCTCTTTTGCTGTAACATTACCCATCGCCCACGCAAGAACTGGGTCGCCGTCGTGTATGATCCGACCCGAACGAATTAGAGCATCAAGCGTCTTCATCGGTTCGTTCATGGTTTTTGTGGTCAGGCCAAACTCAATGATTGGCGCGCCTTCTTGCGACAACTCCTTCAAAACCTGCCATCCGTTCCACGGGTCGCATGGAATTTCCGCGACCTTGTAGTTTTTGCAGAGATCCATGACATGCGCCTTCATGTCGTCGTAATCGATCACCCTTTCCCCGCTGGCTTCGATCCATCCGCCAATCTGCCACGTCCTGTAATGCTGATTTTGCGGCAGGCTGATCGTTTCCTCTGGAAGATAGTATCTCCCGAATACCGCGTATCGCTTATCCGGTAGGCAAAAAAGCTGCATGACCGCCGTGAGGTCGTGTTTCACTGATAAGTCGCACGCGATGTAGCACGGGAAATCCTTGTAATCCTCGCGCTTGATGTCGGCCTTCGCCTTCTCCCATTCCGACACATTGAAGAATCCATCCTTCGCTGTCACCCATTGGTTGAGATATTTAGTCTTGAATGCCGACTGCTTGCGCGCCGATTGCTGCGCGACCTTGAGTTCGGCGAGTATCCGTTCGGCGTTGATCGACACGCCCCAATTCGGGTTGGCCTTGATCAGCGCGGCCTCGGTGTCCCATTGGTCGGGAGGCGCATAAAGAAAGATGTTGCCTTGTTCCTCAATGTATTTTTTCCGAGTTTCGCAAATACTCGTATGCTCTTTTAAGAGATTCCGAAGTATCTCCAAGTAGACCGATTGCACTGTTGCAGAATCTGCACAGAAGCCCCCTAACTCGTTTTGAATCATGGCAATGATCCACGCATAAAACTTTTGTTGGTTTCCTGCAAATTGCACACTCTCCATGTTGGATTTCGCAAAGCTCCTTATAACGCTGTGGCGTAATTCCGTATTCTTTGTGTCTGCGCTTGTCCTTAAGTGTTGCTCTATTTTCTGGCTTGCTTCGGTATTTGGCCTGAGCGGATTGGACGCTTTCTTTGTTTCTGTCTCTCCACTCTTTAATTTTTCTATTGTATGCTGATTTTCTGTCAGGGTTTTCGTCTCTAAGCTTTTTTTCGTAGCAAGTCCCACACAAGTCTCCGCATCTAACGTGTTTTTCTGGATGATTGATGCACTTTTTTTGGTTTTGGGATTGCCTGTATTTTTTGTAACATGTTCCGCACATGTCTCTAACACGAGCTTTTTTATCTTGGTGTAGTTTGCAAAATTGCATGAGCAATTATCATGTATTAATTCAAAATGTAAAGATAAATGGGACAATTGTTTTGTCTCGGATGAATCCACCGTGAAGATGATGCAGAACGTGGTATCGTCTTCGAATCCTCCGGTGTTTTCGAGTATCCGTTCGCATGCTTTCCAGTCCTCGCGGCATGGTCCGCTGATGTCGGCGCCGGCCGTCGAGATCACAAGCGACAGCGGTTGCTCTCGAGCGCCCATCCCTGTCTCCATCGTGTCGATGAGTTCGCTCGTTTTGTGCTCGTGATACTCGTCGATGATCGCGCAGTGCGGGCTGGATCCGTCGCCAGGCTTGCCGATCACCGGCAAGAATTTCGAGTTGTCCTTTTCGCAGACCAACGACTGCGCGTTCACGGTGATGCCAAGGCCAGGAGCAAGCCGCGGGTGGGCGAGCGTCATCTGGCGAGCGGGGCCGAACACTTCCCATGCCTGTTTTTCGGACGTCGCGCCCGAGTAGACTTCGGCACCTGCTTCCTTGTCCATGGCCAGCATGTAGAGTCCGATGCCAGCGCCGAAGAACGACTTCCCGTTCTTGCGCGGAACGTAGAGTCGGGCCTTGTGGAATCTGCGCTTGCCAGTCTTCTTGTGGACCCACCCGAAGATCGAACACACGATGAATTTTTGCCACGGCTCCAGCTTCATCGCCTGCGGCAGTCGCGTGATCGGGTCGGGCTTGGCCCATTTTCCCTTCACATGCGGCAGATACTCCATGAATTTGCATGCGCGCTCGGCTTTTTCGGGGTCGAAAACGTAGCGAAACTCCTTGTTTTCCGCCGATTTCATGTCGCGTTTGTGGCGCTGGCAGGCCAATTTCACCCACTTGCACGCCGGAATTTTCCATGAAAGCACCGCCGCGACGTATCGTTCGGCGTCTTTTACGTGCCGATACGCGGTAGATCTTGGGCGCTTTTTGGCGGTTTTCACGAGTTGAGAAGGTCGGCGAACTCGTTGCGGTCTTCCTTTTTCGCTGATGGCACCCGTGCAGCGGAGCCGGGTGTCAGGCCCAGTTCAATGGCGTATGCGCGGAGAGCATTCAGCGCGGAGATCCGAGTGGTCACTGCCGGATGGCGTTTCAATCCTTCGCGGCCTCCGTCAATCGTCATGCCGTCGCGCGCAAGTGTTTCGGCGCATTCCTTCACCAGTCCTGCGGCATCGCAGAATCCGGTCAGCGTCTGATAGTTGAGGCAACCGAGCGGTCGGCCCTCTCTTTCAAGATCAGTGATGGTGCTGCGCCATACCGATTTCCCATGATCCGAGAGCCAATCGGGTGGCTCCGAAAGGTCGGTGTGCTTGGGTGGCTGCGCCTTGGTTGTCTTGGTTCTTCTGCCTTTCATAGCTTATGGGGATATGGTTTTAGATTCGTAGCCGTCTGAGGCAGGGAGATCGGAAGAGCACACGTCTGA